TGATGCTCGTCAAGAAGTACCTCCAGGGAAAGAACATCCCGGTCCCCACCATCATGCCACCACCCGCGCCTGCAGCGATGCAAGGCAGCCTATTCGCATCAGCATAAGGAGCACCACAGATGAGCGACACCATCGAGAAGCCCGGCCCTAGGCCGGCAGCGGCATACGCCGCAATCTATCCCCTGTTGGTCGAGGCAGTAAAGCCGCTCGGCTACGCCCTCACCCTCCACGGCAGCATGAACCGGGACCTCGACCTCGTCGCCATCCCTTGGACCGAAGAAGCGGCCGAGCCCGAGCTGGTCGCTGAGACGATCCGGGAACAGCTGGACGGTTTCACCGGATGGGACAACGAACCAGGGAAGCTCAGACCTCACGGCCGGCGCGGCTGGCTGATCTGGTTCAACGGCACCAAGGACGTGCCCCTGGGCGGAGGCGCCTGCGTCGACCTCAGCATCATGCCCCGTCATTCTGGCGCGGCGGCTTAACCACAGAGAGAACAGAAGGCCCCCGACCGGGGAGAGGAGACAGTACCAAATGACAGAGCAGAAGAAGACCCTCGACTGGCAGAAGATCGCCGAGGCCCGCCAGGAGAAGATACTGAGCATGGGCGAATTCATGGATAACCTCGCTAGGATCGTCGGGATCCCGGTACCGAAGACGCCCCAGGAAGGCATCAGCGCCGTTGACGACCTGGTGACCGCCATCCAGGTTCTGCAGTGGAAGGCAGGCCGTGACGGAGAGGCCATCCGCCACCTGCGCCAGGTGGTCTCGGATGCCGACAACTACCTCGAATTCAACAGCATGACCAATATCGGCAGCGGCAGCAGCCTCCACCGCGCCTTCAAGGAGGCCATCGAAGCGACCACCCCGGTCAAGAGCCCCTTCATGGAGATGCTGAGTGAGCCGGCCCCCAGGGGGACCTGCACCTGGACGCAGCCGAAGGACTCCGACCTTGGAGACAGCGACTGCTACACCGCGACGTGCGACGGCAGCATCGTCACCCACCGAGACGACGACATGGAACGCTGCTACCGCTGCGGCCGGAAGATCGTGATGGCGGGAGGCGAGAGCGAATGACACGCGAGGAGCGCGACGCAGGCAGAGCCAGGGCAAGCATCGTCGAGTTCTGGCTTACCCTCGGCATAGCAGTCACCGCGCTCGGCGCGAGCTTCGCCATGCTGCCCAAATGAAGCGCGAGGGAATCGGATCCACCCCATCCCCCACGGTCTCCGCCGGGATCACCGCGGCATGGAACACCAGGCACCCGGTGGGGAGCACCATCACCTACATAGACGACGCCGGCCGCGAGGTCGAGACGACGGTAACCGCCCCCTGCGAGCCGATGGCAGGGGCACGCTGCGCCAGGATCGCCGCCCGCGACGGCTGGTGCTGCATCGACAGACTGATATGAGGCGACGCCATGCCCAAATTTAAAGTGACAGCAGACAGGCCCCTCGGGTGCGCCCGGCAGTCACCCGGATTCAACCCATTCCTCATCAGGAACATTTTCGACTCCAAGACGCTCCCCCCCATGCGTTACCACGTCCGGGAGTGGGAGTTCGAAGCCACCGATGAAGTAGAGGTCCGGCGGTTATGGGACGAGGCCCAGGCGGAGGGAATCGAGAACGTCAAGGGGTACACCCTCAAGACGATTGAGCAGGTACCAAACAACCAGGAGGAACCACATGCAAGCGATCGACAGGAAGTTTAAAATTTTCGCCATCAACCCCAGCAACGGGAAAACCTACACCGACCAGAACGCGCTGCTGCTCTGCGCGAAGGACGCCGCGGTACCGGCAGCATTGGAAGCGTACCGTGACAAATGCAGAGAACTCGGCGCCGGCCAGCAGCACATCCACAGCGTCGACCTGCTGCATAGCCGAGTGATGACTTTCCAGCACGAGATGGGCGGAGGAAGGATCCCCGACACGATCGGCGCCGAGATAGCCCGCTGCATCCACGGCAAGGCCCAGGACTTCACCGGCCACGAGGACTTCATCTGGGAGCCGGTCGAGGACCTTATGGTCCAGGCCCTGGACAGCGACTGCGAGCCGATGAAGCCCGAGGGGGACCTGGAGCCCGGCGAGGAGCAGAGGTACAGCAGCACGGCGATCGGCCACGACCTCGACGACCCCGAAGGCTGCCACAGCTACATCGACATCATCACCGGGAAGGGACGGGAAGCCGACGAAACCCTGGCCCGCTTCATCGTCGCCGGCCTCCAGCTCTTCTACATGGTCACGAAGACCAAGGAGGTCACCAAGGCAGAGAAGCGCCCCGAGGGATGCCCCGGTGACTGCCCGAACCACCACGGCCTCTGCGTAGGCGACGAGGGGGAACAGTAGGATGAGGCAGACACCCTGGACGGTGGCGGAGAGCAGCGCCCTCCCCCCCGAGACGAAGGACGCCATGCTGCGCGAGGCGAAGATGGGGACATGGTACGACGGCTGGGAGCCGTACTGCATGACCTGCGACACCATGCGCCGGATGGACAAGCAGGAATACGGCTTCCGCTGCAGCTGCTGCGGGAACATGATCGCATGGGACCTGACGCGCCTGGCCGAATCCCCGCTGAACCGGAAACAGGAGGTTAAGCGGGAGTACACGGCGACCGAGCGCAGCATCCAGCAGCACCAGCACCAGCAGGTCCGGCGCAGCATCATGGTGGCCGCACCCGGCTACGGCATAGGCCGAGAGATCGCGTCGATGCTGCACAACCTCGGGCACGACCCAATCGTGCTATTTCCCTCCAGGGACGAGGCCGAGAACTTCTCGGTGCACCAGATCAGACCGCTCGGCATCGACCTGAACCACGGATACATGGATGCCATTAGGAAGCGGATACCCGCCGGCCTCTTCGAAGGCATGGAGGAGCTGGACATACCCACCCCGACCGACACGTCATGGCACCGCAGCCTCGACGACAAGGACCACTCCCGCATGGACACATACCCCGGCCCTACCGGGCACCCGAGCCGCCACCGCCGGCAGCGCAAGCTCAAGAAGCGGAGCCGGCAAATCAACAGGAGGAAGTGACACCATGGAGAACCTGCAGCAATTCACCGACGAGCCCCTCAACCTGGAGATCACGGCCGAGGAATGCGCCGAGACGATCGAGGAGCTGACCGGATTCATCAAGGACCTCACCGATGTGATCAAGATCAAAGCCAAGGCGACCCGCTTCGGCCTCGACGACATCTACCCGGAGCGCGGCCACAGCAACCGCGCCGCCCTCGAGGAGGAGTTGGGACACCTCCAGGCAATGATCGACATCCTAGTCGCCAGGGGGACGGTCACCCGCGAAGGGATCGATAAAGGGAGAGCCCACAAGCTCGCCAAGCTGCCGAAGTGGTACGGCGAAGGCTGGGTACCGGGAACGGTGGCCTGACCATGCCCGAATTCTTCTACCACATCAAAGGGAAGGACGAGAACTCAGGCTTCGGCAATTGGGGATGGCCCCCAATCTTCGCCGGGAAGGTGGAAGCCACAGACCGCGCCGCGGCCAAGGCGCTCCTCGAGGAGGAATACGGTCGCACCTTCCCGACACGCGTCATGGCAAAGGACCTCGCCTCCAACGAGTTCCTGCTCAGCATCAAGGAGATCAAGGCAAACGACCACTACACCCGGCGCCTCTTCGAAGTGCAGACCTGCGGATACTGCAACTGCGAATTCACGGTGATCGAGAAGTACACCATCAACGAACCAGGGGGAGGCTTCGAATTCTGCAGCAGCGAGTGCGCGAGGATGAAGCGGGCAGAGAGCGACTTCACCTTCGGCAACGAGACGTGGCGCGACTCCCCCCCGGTGATCTACAGGATCACCAACAAGACGACCGGGCAGTGCTACATCGGGAAGACCCGGCAGGCGTTCACCCTTCGCTGGTACCAGCATTTTTTCCAGGCGAAAGACACCAAGTTCCACAAGGCCATCAAGAAGCACCCAATCACCGAATGGACCTTCGAGGTGATCGAGATCGTCTCGGTAACGGAACTGCCAATCGCAGCAGTCGACGCCTACCTCACCGAGCGCGAGGCGTACCACATCGCCATGCACCAGAGCGCCGTGACCGGATACAACACCCAGGGACCAGCCGAGATAAACGGGGACCTGTTCAACCAGGAGGATCCACATGCTGAAGAAAGAACACCTGCCGCAGATCACGCCGACCAACCACCTCCCGGAGGACAGGTACAGCCTCAACCTCTGGCGCTGGGCGAGGAAGGCACTCCGGAATGAGCGGATCGGGATCGCCGTAGCCTTCGCCACCCAGGGAGGGAAGGAGTACGACCCGGCAAAGACCCAGGCCAGCAGCCTGTACATCGGGTACTGCGACTACCGCGGAGGTTTCGACGACGGATGGCTGCACGGATCCAGGCTGACCGAGGTACTTTGCAACGGAGTCAAGGCCGCGGCCTTCGCCTTCCCCCCCAGGATGGGATTCGTGATCGTCCCCGACTGGTGGGAGCGGTACATGGCCGGCGGGAAGTGCTTCATCGACCCAGAGCACTGGCTGTACGGCCACGAGCGCTGGAAGGAGAGCCCCGACGGGAAGGAACGAACCTGCATCTGGTGCGGCGACCACAAGCAGCACCTTCACACCGAGATGGTATCAAAGACCGAATGGAGGAGCATTTGAAGCGATGCACCAAATGCATGGAGTTGAAGCTAACCACAGAGTTCTGCAAAGACAAGAAAAGGCCCGACGGCAGGCACCCCCAATGCAAATCGTGCGTAAAAGAGTACAAACTGCAGCGGACAAAGACGGAAGAAACAAAGAACCAAGAAAAGATTTACCAACGGCACTATGCTAGAACACCAAAAAGAAAGGCGCAGATAATGGAGTATCAGCAAACACCGAAACACAGAAAAAACAAACGGAAATATAAACTTAAACATAAGTACGGCATCACTGAAGAACAGTACGACGAGATGATGAAGAAACAGGGGGGAGTTTGTGCGGCATGCAGATCAGAGTTCAGATCCACAAAGACGACACATCTGGATCACTGCCATGCTACAGGAAAGGTCAGAGGGATTCTTTGCCACAACTGCAATAGAGCCCTCGGAGCCGTGCAAGACAAAATAGAGAATTTGAACGCACTGATAGACTACCTACAGAGGGAGGAAAAAGAATGCGCCTCGTGATTTTGGAATCACCGTATGCGGGCAAGACGCCCGAGGAGATCGCCCGCAACGTCGACTACGCAAGGCGCGCCCTGCGCGACTCCTTGCTCCGTGGAGAAAGCCCGCTGGCCAGCCACCTCCTCTACACCCAGCCGGGAGTACTCCGGGACGAGATACCGGCGGAGCGCCAGCACGGCATCGACGCCGGCCTGGCATGGCGCGAGGTCGCGCACGGCACGGTGGTGTACATCGACCTCGGCATAACGAACGGCATGGCCTACGGCATCGAGAAGGCGCGCCGCTCCGGCCGGAACGTCGAGCTGCGCCAGCTCGGCAAGCCACAGCCCAGCGGCCACTGCGGAGGAGACTGCCCCTACCTGGTCGCCTGCGGGGAGCCCCAGGGAGGCATCACCCCGACCCGCTGCGCGATCGTCGGGAAGGAACTGGACTTCTACGACTACTTCCTGGCCGAGTGCAGCCCGCCCAGGTGGTTCCTTCACGTCTGGGCAGCCGGGGAGTATGCCGGCGCCTACCCCCACGACACCGAAGCAGAGGCGGAAGCCGACTACCACGACCGGCGCCAGCAGGGACTGGTGCAGATGGGATACCGGTACCAGGTGACGAACTCGCCCCTGCAGCCGAGAGCCTGCGACACCTGCCAAAAGGCAAACAGGACCTGCCCCGTCTACCCGCAGGAGTGGCAGAGCTGCGGACAGCACCAGGCAGCCTAGCCAACCGCCGGGCAAAACATTTGATATACGCTACATAATCCGGCATACTTCCCCCAATATTCCTTGGAGGAACTATGAACGGGATCCACCTCCCTGACCCGCGACAGTACATGGAACAACCGATGAGGACGCCGGCCGGTCTATACGTGCCGGCGCACTCCGTTGATTCCCTCGTCAAGGCAGAGGCAACAAAGCTCCAGAAAGACCAGAACAAGGGGAACAACGCCGCCTTCTTCTCAATGTACGCCCTGGCGCAGAATATGATCGCCTACGGAGCACGCGAGAAGCCACAGGGCACGCCCACGATGACGCTCCTCTACGAAGCAGCCCGGCAATCCTTCATCGACGCCATCCTGATCCGCGCCAGGATCGACCAGCAGAAACGCATCTGGCAGCCGGCCAACGAAGGCAAGAGCAAAGAGGTCGGCTACCGCGTCGTCCACAAGAGGCACGACGATAAGAACTACAAGGTCACCAGAGGCGACCTGGAGCGCTGCAGGGAGATGGAGGAGACGATTGGCGATCCCACCCCCGAAGCGTACAGCTACCTCTACCCGCACCAGGTACGGCCCCACACCCGCCTCAAGGACTTCGTCGCAGTCGAGACGCGAGCCGAGCTGATCATCGACCGCAAGGTGATGCTTCGCTACAAGCGCCGCGACGGCGAAGGGTACGCGGCCTTCCACTGGCTGCCCGGCGAGACGATCAAGAACGTCGACGAAGCGGTCAAGGGATGGGCGCGCAAGAACGCCAAGAACCTCCTCCCCCAATACCAGCAGCAGAGCGTCCAGAGGGAGCTCTATTCAAGAGCCTCCCAGGCCTCCGGATTCGATCTCTCCAAGTGCTCGCACTGCCAGATGATCGACGGCCAGATCACGGCTGCCTTCACCCCCGAGGAAATCAGCGTCCACATATCCAACCCGAGCGACCAGCTCAACAGGTGGGGATACGGCGAGAGCCGGCTGGAGATGTCCCTGGACATCACTACCACCCTGCTCATGGCCTTCACCTACAACCGGGAAATGTTCAAAACGAACTACCCCGAGCAGATCCTGACGGTCTCCGGCGACTTCGACAAGGAAGGCCTCCTCGCCTTCAAGCAGCAGATACTCGCCGAGGCCGGAGGCGTAGGGCAGAACTGGCGCCTCCCGGTTATCCCCGCCGGCAACAAGGACGACTTCGAGGTCAAGAGCGTCAAGCTCCGCGAGAGCCCGAAAGACATGCTCTTCGACCAGATGATAGAACTGGCCATCAACCTCAAGGCAGCCGCATACGGCGCCCACCCCAGCACCCTCAACCTTACCACCTACGCCGGCACATCCGGCCAGAACAGCCTCGGCGGACACAACCCCTCCGACGAGATCGAGTTCAGCAAGGAGCGCGGCCTCATCCCGTCGCTGATGGATATGTGCGACTGGCTGACCGACGCGATCATCAAACCGCGGTACGATGACCTCAAGGTGATCCTAATCGGCCTGAACCCAGAGGACGAGAAGACCACCGTCGATGTCCGCTCCACAAAGGTCAGCAAGTGGAAGACCAAGAACGAGGCGCGCATCGAGGAAGGCGACGCCCCCCTCGGCTTCTACCTGACCGCCGAGCAGTACAGCAAGCTCGAGGACGGCAACGCCGACAAGGAGAAGTACGAGCGGAACCCCTGGAACTACCCCGCCGACGTGCCGGTCCCGAACTACCTCAACACCTTCAACATGCTGGACCAGGCGCAGCAGGACCCCGGCCAGGACGGAGAAGACGACCAGGGCGACCAGCCGGGCATGTACAAATCCCAGCGCAAGGCGCCCAGGGAGAAAAAGTTCCTCTCCATCACCATCAACTAACCGGCAGGAGAACCCAATGCTCGAAGAACTCAGGAAAGCGATAGAGGAAGCCGCAGGAGTCGGAACAGGCCTCCTGAGAAAATCCCAGATGGCCTTTGATTTCAGCGCTCCGGCGACCCAGCCGCATCACGTTGCATACCTCCGCACGAACGCACGCGGTACCACTAGCCGGATCGAGGCCAAGGGCTCTCCAATGGCTAAGGAGCATCATTCTGCCGGCCCGGCTTCCTCCACTCAAGGAGGAAGCGCTATGAACGGTAAAGACGTCGAGGTAACCCGGACCAACGTAACTGTAGCGGAATTTTTTTCCGCCATCAAAGCAGCCTGCGCCAAGAAAGGCATGGATTTCGGGCTGGAACGCGATGTTTTCGAGAACCCATCTCACCCCAGCAATGACACCTATACCGTGAAAGGCGGCATTAAATACGCACGGTACGGGAAGGGTGAGCCAACCCGAGAGTTTGACGGCACCGACGCTCCCGCTAAGTCCGAAACGTCCCGGATACAGCCCTATGACTACCAGGTGCACATCCACAACCATGACGGCAGCGTTTATAACGAAATCTGTGAGTTTACTTTCCACGATGACAAGCGCGGCAGCGGATACTACTACCAGCTGAATAAGGACGCCGACACCCCCCCCAATATCCGCGAGATGGTAACCGAACTGCACGACGCCTACGAGCGGCATGGCCGCAGAGGCCGCGGCGGGCTCGGCATCGATCCCGACCATCCTGACTACAACACCCCTGAGAAATACCTGGACAGCGCCAAGAAGATCCTCAAATACAGGAGCTGGGAGCGTTTCAGCCAGCGCGGCCAGGACGAGGTCAAGGGGATGCTGAACCGGCACATCAGCGAACTGGAAGCCGCGAAGGAGGGGACGGCCGCGCACGAAGCGCAGGAATCCCCTGCCCAGGAGGCCAAGGAGCATGACCACGACGAGCAGCCGGTGGTCGTCCAGGCAGCAAAGGTGGACGCAGGGCACAGAATCCCGCCGCCGCCCGAGGTCGCGGCCCTCATCACCCAGGTAGAGACGGTAGCCACCGGACTCCTCACCAACCACGGCATGGAGCCGTACCGCGCCGAGGTCGAGACAATGCTCCGGGAACTGAAGGAACGCCCCAGCGCAGGCCACGCGCATGCGATCGTCAGAAGGCTCCAGGAGATGGGTGAGCAGGTGAAGCGCGGGCATGACTTCGGAGAAATGGACCGGGTCAAGGCCACCGATGCGTATGGCGGGAAGAAGGGATACGTGACGGGCATGACTGACAGCGGATACGTCACCGTCGAGCATGACGACGATACCAGCGCTCACTATCACCACTCCGATCTCCGCCACCACGCAGACGATGACGACCAGGACTAACAACGTCCCACCCCCAAAAGGAGCCCAGCACCCATGACGAAAGAAATCGACGATCTCAGCAAGGCCATCGCGCTCGGTACCATGGCATCCGATCTGCTCCAGAAGAGCCACGTCAAGGAGCACACCAGGACCAGCGCCAGCGGCGCCGTCTCCCAGGTGAGCGCCTACGACGACAAGCGCCAGAAAGCCGCTGATGCCTCGAAAACGGCTGAGACGAACCAGGCCAAGCACAACTGGAACGATCCCCGCGACACCCGAGTAGTTGCGGCAGACCATGCAGAAGCTGCCTTCGCTCACATCGACGCGCTGAAGCATGCGGCCACCAACGAGGACATCAACCACCACCTGCACGCAGCCTCGCGGCATCTGCAGAGTAATCACAGCATGCACGACTTTGCCGATGATCAGTCCCAGCCGAAGGTCCCACTCAAGAACCAGAGTTCACGGCCGGCGGATCCGACCGGAGCTAGAGCAACGCGGGTCAGCAATTATGCCAAGGAAATCAGCCAGGCAGCAAACGGCGCAACCGACGCCGAGGAAACATCCGAAGGCCTCAACAAAAAGTCCAGCCTCCACATGCTCGCAATGGAGCAACATCACAGAGCAGAAGAATCGCATATGAAAGTGGCAAACCAGCACTTCACCTCGGACCCAAAGAAGCGCGAGGACGCCATGCAACTCGCGCAGTGGCATCGGGACCAATCAGAGAAGCATGGGAAAGAGGTCCGGCGCCTTTCCGGGATTAGCATCAGCGCCAGAAGCACAGCCATCAGTGCCAGTGAAAAGGCATACAGGACTGGCAAACCCGAGGATCATAAAGCGGCAGCCGACCTGCACCGCGCAGCCGTGAAACTCAACTACGACAGCGAAGGCGCATCCGAGGGAGAGAAACAGGCCCAGGAGCACGACAAGAAGGCAGCCCAGGCAAAGCCCGAGCACACGCTTCACGGCGGGGACGAAAAGACGGCCACCTCCATCACGCACAAAGGCGAGAAATACCACGCCACAGGGAAAGAAGGCCACAGATTCAAGGACGGCGTCAAGGTCCGGGAGTTCTCCACCCGTGTCGACACCAGCGACCCGAAAGACAGGGTAGAAAAGGACGCCCGCGTATGGCTCGGCCATGACGGCAAGGTGGAAGAAGACTGATGCAACTCCAGGTCGAACATAACCTTGACGACGACGAACTCTGCAAGGCCATCACCGGGATGGCCGCAGCATCCGGGATCCAGGATGAGGTTCAAAGCTTCTTTGATGCCACAGGCACGTCTCGGCAAGTTTTCGTACATTTTGACGACAACCGAAACATTGTACGAATCACGGCAGCAAAGGAAATAGTGATCAAGCAGTGCATCGGATACGTCGACAGAAACGGGATTGTCTCCCCCGGAGGGACCCGAAAGCAGGCCATAGGACAGTCGGCAATTCTCAAGCGTTGCCATCGTTGCAGCAAGATAAGCGTATACCCTCCGCACAAGGTGACCAGGCTCAAAAGCAACCCCCACATGTGTGTCCCATGCTCGGCCACCGAACGCGCCACAGGCGAGAACAATCTCAATTACAACGGAGGCATGCAGGAGGTACATTGCGCGGACTGTGGTAAGCCAGCACTGATGCGACCATATGAAGCCACCGATCTGGCAACACGGCCAGAACCGTACAGGTGCAGAACCTGTTACGAAGCAGCCATGCCTAAAGGTACAGAGTCTCCGATCTGGATGGGAGGAAAAGCGGCAGAAGAATATCCCGAGGGATTCGATCACCGACTGAAGGAGAGTATCAGAGCCAGGGATGGATACCGATGTCGGCTATGTGGAGACGACCAGAGCAAACAAAGAAGACTCGACGTCCACCACATAGACTACCACAAGAACAACTCCTCCGAGGCTAACCTTATATCGCTGTGCAACAGATGCCACCAACGCACTAATTTCCAAAGGAAATATTGGAAGGCTAGATTGACGGCGATGATGAACGGTACAGTATGGGAATATCGGAGGGTTAAACGGTGAAGCTAGATGTGGAGCATAACCTCGACGAAGAAGAACTGGTAAAAGCTCTTTTCTCCATCGCTACGGCTTCGGAGATTGAAGATGAAGTTATCGATATCCTGCAGAAGGCCCGAGCATGCGACGACGACCGCCCGAAGCAGCCCCGGACCCGCGCCATGAAGGAGCTCTACCAGCACATGCTGGCCGAGTTCCGAGCGGCACAGATCGACATCGAGCGCTACCACCAGGAGATCGCCACCAGCCTCATTGCCAAGGCCCGCGCAGCCAGGCAACCGCTCACCCCCGAGCAGCTCCGGCGCCTGCAGCTCGCCATCAACGACCGCTACGACTACATAGCGGCCCAGCTCCAGAGCGAAGGGTATCAACCACCCGAGGACCTGCTGGAACGCTGGAAGCGCCTCGGCCTGGTCTCCGAAAACGTGACGACCGAGACGTTCGCCCTCAGTGTGCCAGCGGAGATGCACTTCATCCGCAGCGCATTCCTCATGGGCAAGTTTATCGAGGCGGTGGAGAGCGGGAAGACCTTCGCTGAGGTCATGGACATGGCGCGGTACTCCTCCATGCTGGCACCTGACCTGCACGCTATCGCCATCGCGGAGCAGCAGACCGCCAACTACATCACCAACAACGCCGCGGACCTCGCCACCCGAGTGGGAGAAGCCTGGGCAAAACAGCAGTCCGAGACGGTCCGAGAGATGGCGATCGACTTCCACAGGAGGACGCTCACCAGGACCGTGCTGGACGAGGCACGCAAGCGCGAGCTGGGAATCCCCACGCCGGCGCGTCCGGTGGAGACGTGGCAACAGTTTGCCAGCGAGTTGCACCGAACCATGGAGGACAAGGCCAGGGATTGGGACCGCGTCGCATACTACGAGATCACCGACGCGCAGAAGCAGGGGATGGCGCACGCGCTCCTCGAGGACGGCGACGTCGAGAAGCTCGTCTACAAGATGCCGCTGCCGACCGCCTGCGCCCAATGCAAGCACGCATACCTCCAGCCGGACGGGAAGACGCCCAGAGTCTTTAAGTTGTCGCAATTAATCAGGAATGGGAGTAACATCGGCCGCAAACCGCACCCCATCCGAGGCGGTAAAGTGGCCTTGAGAGGGAGAGACGACGGAGCTGCCACCATGAAGGCAGTCGCCGGGCTTATGCACCCCTGGTGCGCCTGCTTAGGCGTCTACCCCCTCACCAAATACGAGCCCTGGTACAAGGCCTATTATGGCAAAGATGAAATACGGGAAGGCTGAGATCGAGCAGCTAATATCGCTGTACAAGGAAGGGCATTCCGCCAAAGCCGCAGGTCTTCCCTGCGGCATATCCTCTACCCACGCAAAACGCCTACTCCGCGAGCACCAGGTGCTCCGCCCAGCCAAACAAACCCCACAAGAGATCAAAGACGAGATCATGAGGC